AATTCTCTATTAAAATCTCCTGAAGAAATAGGATTACCAGGAGGAACAGATGCTTGCATTTGTTGTTGATATAAATAAGCCATGTGTTGACCAATGTGAGCTAACATTGCTGGATATAATCTTTCTTTAGCTTCAGGGTTTCCACCAAACCTTGGATCTTGAATAAATTGTGAGTGTACAATTATATGAGCTTGATGATCTTGATCTTCAAATACTTTAATAGGTTTACCATTTAATAATGCCATATTTTCTGATACTGGATCACGTCTAGGTGTTTCTTCATCTTCTATCATTAAATCCATATAGTCAGGAATATTAAGAGCTTGTAAAAATCTTCTTGTTGCTTCTTTAACGTCTATAATATCAGGAGAAGATTGTGCTAATTGCATACCTGTTTGAGCCAAAGCTATTCTTTGAGCTTGTGAAAATATATTAGGATCAGAAACTGGAACTACACTAATAGATTGTGTAAAATCTTTTCTTCTAATTTTTTTATTTTCTCCAATTACTTCAAAAGAATATTCATCATCTAAATATTCTCCATTTAATTCGTATATTAATTTAAATTCTCTACCTTGTGCTTGATGTATTCTTTTATGAATAGCTGAAAATACTTTTGAACCTTGTTCTATTAAAGCAATAGTAGTTCCAACTGGACCTGACCCTGCAGAATCACCAATCATAGCATCTGCAATAGAAGCAAAACGTCTCCCGGACTCTGTTAATACTCCTAATAATTGAAGTAAAGTAGGAGAAGGTTCTTTGAAAGGGAGAGGGATAAAACTCTTTCTCAGATCATCTCCATATGCTTCAACTTCTACCCATTCACCAGGTGAAACTGTAATGTCTCCACCTTCTATTCTTGCTCCTTTAGCTCTAAATCCTCCATTGAGGTTGGCAAAGGCAGCTGAATCTAGTAATGCTCTTAAAGCACCAGTGCTGGCATGTTGAAGTCCGCCGATCATTTGAATAAGACCGAAGCCATAAAAGCCTAAGCCCGGAAGATATTTATAATGTACAAAATATGTTCTTTTTCTTTTTAAAGTATCATCTTCTTTCCAATTTCTTCTAATTGATAAAACTCTTTGTGAATCATAATCAATAGTAACTATATAAGGTAATTCNAATTCATTTTTATCTTCACCTAAATCTAAATTACAATGTATTTCTAAAACAGTGTGTATTTTATCTGCCATACTAGGTGTCATACCTTCTAATCTTTGTAAAGTTTGTTCAACCATATCGCCACTATTAGAATCACCACCTCCCTCAGCTTTAGTTAAAGGGATATCTTTATAATAACCAGTTACTTGATGTTTTTTAATATCGTTACGAGTAAGTTTCATAACTTGTGTATATCTATCAGCTGTTTCTAAATCTGTATTTTCCATAGAAATTACAAAATCTTCTGCTGGAACAAATTTAGAGCAAATTCTATCTAATGTATTATCAAAATATATTTTTTTAAAAGCACTACCAGCAAGAGCTAAATAAAATAACATTTGATCTAGTTCATTAAAATAATCTGGTATTTCTTGTGTAACTTGAAAGTTCATAAAATCTTGAACTCTTTGTGCTTGTTCTAATTTTTTATCTGTAGTTTTACCAATAATTTGTGTTTTAACAGGACCACCTGCAGGAAACATTTCAGCAATAGCTCTAGCTTGAAATTGAGTTGCAGCTTCAGCGAGTAATGGATGATGAACCCCTGAAGCTCCCGGAAACGGATCTTGTCTTTCTTCGACAACTACACCTAACATTCTTAAACCTTTAGAATATTGGTCTTCCCAATTTTTACGAGAGCTTTTATCATCTTCATAAGCTCTTACTAATTGTTTGCCTATAAGATTGATTTCAGTTTCAGGTAATTCTTCAGCTAAATTAGAATAATGATTACTTTCAAAAGCATCTTCTTCTTTTTCAGTTTGCTCTTGATCAATATCTACATTTACTTTTTCACCATTCTCATTTGTAAATTGTAGTTTTTTTTTATCTAATTCAACTTCCATTATTTTTTCTTCTTCTTTTTTGCTATTTTACTTCCATACTTTTTAGACCAGCTTTTTGCTATCTTCGGATGATTTTTATAAAGATAACGTCTTTGTTTTTCTGATCTAAAAGGCATTAACTTTTAGCAGTTTTTGCAGAACGCTTTAACGCAGCATCAGAAACAGTTCCTTTACCTTTACGGCTAGTCCCTGCTTTTTTTCTTTTGTTCATATTATAATACAAACCTTTTTTTGCTATGCGTCCACTTTTAGTTTTGTGATAACCTTTTTTCATAAGTTTCCCAAATCCTTCTCTGTTAATCACTTACTTTTTTTTTTTAAAACCGTAAGTGCCTTTTGGTTTTCTTGTAGCTTTTGCTACTTTTCTTCGACCAGCCATTGACATTTTTTTACCAGATTGTTTTCCTCTAGTCATGCCTAGCTGTTCGTCTTTTCTTGCATTGTATCCTTGTTTTTTCATATCAGTATACCTCCTGGTTCATACCATACTTTCCTATAAAGAGATATAAAACAAAAATTTTGATTATTCTAGTATTAATTTTTTAATTGATAGCGATCCATCAATATTTTGCTCTAATTCAGCCATAGATTTTATACACTGGTATTTAACATTACCACCAATTTTTAAACCACGTCTAGCTATACGTGCGCCTTTTGTACATTCATGATATCCAGTTTGGATACGAGCTTCTTTAATTTCTCCATTAACCAACATAAGTAAAGCTACTACTACCTCAGTCATTAATGACTCCCATTTTGTCTTACTTTATCTTTTAATTTTTCTACATCAAGTAATAGTTTTTCTAACTGTTTTTGAGTAAATTCTATATTTACTTTATTTGTCATATTTTGTTCTTGATTTTCAATTAACTTTTCTACGTCACCAAAAAGTGCTTCTAGAAGCATATACTGTTCTTGGTCGGTAGGTAGTTGTTCACTTTTTTTTAATAAGTCGGCTTGAAATAATTCTCTTGATGTTTCTAAACTTGTAAGTCTAGCTGTAACTTCGGTATATGCAAAAACACCCATGGCAACGCCAGCTACTATTGCTAACATATTTTTCATAGGCATACTTATTGATGTATTTTCATTAATCTTCATTATTTTCCTTTGGTTTAGGTAAAGGTAATACCATATTTTTATCTTCAGTTAAATACTTAGGTATGATAAGTTTTTTTTTACTAGGTTTTATGAACTTATCTCCCATTAATTTTAGGTCAGGATTCTCTTTTTTGTAATCATCTTTCATATCATCCCACAAACTTTTTGAGTCAGATGGTCTAGTGTTATCTCTTGCAGGAGTTACACCTCTACATTTAGATACTAATAGATTAAAATTAGAATTAAGTGCTAAACTAGGATTACTGTTAACCCTACCACACATCTTCATTAATTCTAATTGTTGTTTGATTGCTACGTTTTCTTTTGAAGTCTTACAATCTGTACCCAAATATTTTCTGTAAGTAAATCTTAAACTATAATTATCAGATTCATAGTCTGAATCTCCATAAGTATAATCTGTTTCTCTGTCTTCTGCTTGTATGCTTGTTTCAAATTCTCCACACCTTACACCATACTCATTAAGATATTCGTTTCTAGGATACGCAGGTTCTACAAACAAAGCTAGTATTGTAAGGGCCAAGATAAGTAATCCTGTAAAATAATAATTCATCCTGGCTATCTCCATNGTTCATTACCTATTTAAATCTTTAATATCGTAGTCGTGTTCTCTGACTTGATCTGCTAGTTGTCTGTATAAGTTTTCNGCCATCTGCCATGTAGACTCTGCAGAAGTCAGTCTTGTGTTTTGATCTGTAATTTTATCTTCAGCAACCTTTAGATCTCTTTTAAGATCTACGATTTCTTGCTGGTTTGAATTGATTGTGTCGGTTAAATTTACAATGTACCTAACACCTGTGAACGTTCCGACTAGCACTGAAGCTACTACCGGTACCATGACTATGTTTTTCTTTAATAGATCTGCTAAGTTCATACGGCATAAGGTCCTTTATTAAAAGATTATAGCTCCTAACACAAATGCAACAGAAGCAATAAGTATTTCTGTTCTATAATGTAGTTGCCAAATCATAAATTTCTCTTTGTATTTATTTATCATCATCTTCCTCCAAGTTTCTCAGCTGATAATCATAACTACCTTGTTCGTGTTCATCGGTAATCCATTTAGCTGAATTTTCTACGGAATAGATCTTACTGGTTACTAATCTATTAATCAAGTTTTTTGATGGGTCCACACCCATAGATGCATCAAACATTTTAAGCCTATTATTGGGCTGTATTGCAAAGTT